AACCACTCCTGAGGTTGTTGCACCAACGCCAGAGGCCACTCCCGAAGCTGCGCCTGAGGCTGCGCCATCGGTAGCACCGGAAACCACTCCTGAGGTTGTTGCACCAACGCCAGAGGCCACTCCTGAGGCAGCGCCTGCAGAGTCGTAATCTATAAAATCAAATACTTCTTCCCATACAGGATCTTCCTCATCTATATGCCATTCACCCACCCGACACGCAAACGTCTTTATTTTTGTTCCTCTTGTTGCAATCACAGTGCCTCGAATCATATCAAACGTCACATTGACGAGCTCAACTCCTACAAATCCACTGACCTGCATAGCATAATCATTATACATCGTAAAATGCCCATCATACAACATGTACGTAACCGTTTTCATACGGTTGATGCCCAATTCAAGATGTCGACAATTTGTATAAAACGGGTAGGGGTCCTCTTTTTCAAACAAATGCTGGTATATAAACGGCAATGACATACCCAAAATGATAAATGCAATGGCCGCCCACAACATGCCAAATTTCATATAACTATATAGAATATATAACGCGAACGCGCACCATGGCTACACCCGATCATCCTACTGTGTATCATTATCACCCCAAGACGCGCATATTTGTCGGCACAACAACTGCAACACCGTCCATAAGCGAACAAGGAGCATATGTCCTGCCACAATATAGTACCTTTGTGCCCCCACACTCGAAAGTTCCCGACAACCAGGTACCCCAATTCGATGAAACAACGGCGTCGTGGTCGTTGATCGACAAGAAACCGGTACAAGGCTTTGTCGTGAAACCGGCATCAACCAAGCCCCTTTCGACTTACGCCCAAAGACGACAGGCCGAGTACCCATCCTTGTATGAATTCGCAGACGCCGTCTATTGGGAGAAGATGGGAGATGTTTCCAAGATGACCGCCTATGTTCAAAAGGTAAGCGATGTGAAGAACAAGTATCCCAAGGATTTTTCGGGTTAGAATTGCGTTTTTTGAAAAAATTGAAATCGGCCCTGGACTCTCAAAGGATTCAAGTAAGCAACATCAAAACAGCAACAGCAACAATGAACGCCAACATCTTGTACAACATCGCCAAGAGCATCCAAGCCGCCCAAGCCGATGCCGTCGACGCTTCTGTGCAATTCGTCCTCGCTCACGAACAATTCGCTTCCCTTGGAATGACAGAGGAATCGGTCCAACTCTTCCAGACTATCCTTGAGAGCTACAAGAACAACCTTCCCTTGCCGAAAGGCGTTAAGGAACCCAAAGCTCCCAAGGAACCCAAAGCTCCCAAGGAACCCAAAGCTCCCAAGGAACCTAAGGCAACGGCTGTCGAAGAAGTCCAAGAAGCACCCAAGAAGAAGGGTCGTGCTCCCAAGAAGCAGGTAGCCGCCGTTCCAGAGGCCCAAGACGCCGCCGAGCCCCCGAAGACGCCTACGAAAAAGGCTGCAAAGGGTGCCCCGAAAGTGCCCAAGGCCCCGAAGAAGGCTCCTAAACCCGCAACTGACGACAACGATAGCGACAATGAGCCTGTCGTGTTCCAAACGACGCGCCCCGCTATCGCAGCACTCGCAGACAGCGACAACGAAGCGGAAGAGTTCTAAAAAAAATATAAAAACACAAAAAAAATCCCTCCTCCCACTCCCCTTTTCCCCTTTTTTTCTCTGTTTTTTTCTCTGTCTTCTTAATATAAATGGAATTCTACTCGTGCTCTTATGACACCGCCGTCGCCTCGTCCTTTGCTCACATGATGCGCTCGAAGATCGCCTTCCTCGCTGCGGTCTTGGTTCTCTATGGAGTCTATGTCATGTCGACAGTCAATCATAATCTTGTGACCACCACAGCCAATATCGTCGATGTGCAATATGCATTCAACGAGCTCATGCAAATGTTCGAAGCACGCGTCACCGTAGACTACTCAATCGATGACACATCTTATACGACATCCATCCGAACGACCACCACGTCGGTGCCTTTCAAAGGTGATTCGATGACCGTCATATACGATCCTGCCACCCCCGAGTTGGTGACAGAAGAGCCCGAGATACCGTCGGAAATAATTTCATGGATATGTGTTCTAGCTGGGCTCATCGTGTTGTTAAACCTATTGTAGACCCCCTTATTTTTACGCAGATGTCAAAATATGTAGAATACACTGTAAGATGTCGTCAACATTAAACAAGACACCATGTTTAGATAAACACAAACATTACCTTCCACTCTACAAAAGCAAAGACACGTTTTGGGGCATCGGCATCGAAAACGAGACCTACCTCCAGTTTAGCAAACCCAAATGCGTCACTCGAGATTTCATGCTTCGCAATCACAAGGACGAGCGCTACAGCGTAGATTATTTTGCCAATTATAAACCTGCCGTATTTGTCCCTGCGCTTTCAAAACACCTTACCAAACCAAAGTATGACCTGCCTGTACTAATGAACTCTCACTCGTTTCAGAGCACGGACGCGAAAAACCAGCCTAAGACGCTTTACAAAAAAGACACACCACCCAATCCCAAATTTGCCGGTCGCACTTTGATCGAACTTTTACAAGAAAAAGACCCCTTCTTCAAAAACGGCTATATGACACAGTTTATTTTCGACGGCGATACGATCGAATTCGCCACGAACCGCTTTTACAAAGCGACCATCGAGGACGTGATCCAAGAATTGACCGATATGAAGGCCTCGTTCATCGAAAAAGTGCGCACCATCTTTGCTGAAGAATCCATCTTTCCGGAATACGGCGAGATCGACTTTGCAAAAAAGAATCACGGCCTTGCTACATTTATGACCAACCTCAACAACGTCGCCATCTTCAACAATATGACATATCACTTCAATATCACGCTCCCAACGAAACTAGATGACAACGCACAGGTGCAAGACCCTGAAACATTCGTGCGATCACACCAGAATGCGATTCGTGTTGTCCAATGGATCGTTCCTCTCCTCATTGCTAAATATGGTGCCCCTGACGTTCTGGCGACAGCAAGTGATCAGCTAGGACACCCGCTTACTCATGCATCGCAGCGCGTTGCACTGTCCAGGTATATCGGTGCAGGGTCCTACGACACAAATCGGATGCCCCGCGGAAAGCTGTTGAACGCCCCCTTTCATGAGACGTCGTATTATAATTTGCCTTATTGGTGGTACCATCCCTATTACAAGAAGTGTGGATACATCCGGTGTGATAGCATAGGCTTCGACTTCAACTTCAATAAGCACAAAAACCATGGCATCGAGTTCCGTGTCATCGACTATTTCCCCGAAGAACAACTACATGAATTCATGTGCCTGCTCGTGTATCTAATGGATCATTCATTGTGCGCCGATGCATCGAATCCAGTAGAAGACCCTCAGTGGAACGACATGATGTATGAAGTGATCCTTAAGGGCGACGCTGCAGAACTGACATCATTTATGATTGAACCGCTAAAACAACTTTTCAACTTGCCCTACAAGACCCTTTCCACTAAGAGTCCACTGGCCTTGCTCAAAACGATTCAGGACAAACTGTGCACAATGTATCATGGCGAGGGTGTATGTTCGAAGCTGATGATCCGAACCGAACCTCAAAAAACGGAAGTGACATGCAAGACATCTGGGTGTAACATTGCGTAGGCCTATATAGCCGGCTCCAATTTAATCTTTTATACATAATAATGGCAACACCGGTATCTGTGAAACAGATCAATGCCCGCCAAATGTGTCGTGCATATGACGAATCCAATGCAGATTGGCTATATATCACAAACCATCTTGGTGTTCCTGCTGTATGCAACACGAAATCAAGTGTTACTATGAATGCGAGTGGTGTCATAAGTGTTGATAGAAAGCCGCAACAAGGAAATGCCGCCGTTGCTGGCAATTGTGAATTCCCGGCTATTTATGATTCTCTTGGCATAGCCAGTAACATTATGACGCCATCAAATGGCACAGACATAGATTGTGTGTTGAATTACACTATAGATGGCAGTGTGTACGCAGATCCCCTTTCCACTAAAAACATCAAACTGACATCAACACTTAATAACTACTTGTACGGATCCCTTAATGTTAAGAATCTTCCATTTTATGTGAAAAATGATCCACATGGAAAACCCTATAACTACCCAGATGATAATTCAAAAGCTGTAACTGATTTTGAGGATAAAATAAGCAATGGTAAACTGTACGCATCTGATGTCACTACGATAAACAACATCGTAGATTATGGGACCATATTTTCAACGATTCCTACAACAGATATTCCTCGTTCCACATGCAAGGTAAGAATGCCAGGCCATGGTTTAGGCTCTAACATATATTTGGCAAACGACATCGGAGACATTGCCACTTGTGCAACAACTGTGAATCAATTGCCCAATGGCGATCTCTATGTCAATGAACGAAAACAGCAAACGCCATTGTATGCATCTGGCTTTTGTGACTTTCTCACCACTGGTGTAACTACGAACATCCCATGTAAATCCTATTTCAGCACTTCGGCAGACGTTACGTCAGGAGACTTTATAAGTGTCATGAACAATTCAGAAGAAGACTTGAAAGGTCTACAATACGCGATAGTCGACCCGACCAAGCTAAAGAAAGGACAGAGCACCTTTAAATTCGACGAAGAAGCCGATTACTACTATGCGAAAGAAGTTCAGAAAGCTATCAATGGAAATCCAGATGACATCGAGCCAAAGCTTTCACAAATACGTGTAAAATACAACAATAACCTGAAGTACACACCAATTGTAAAACCAAAGCCCATAGATCCAGTCAATCATATGACGAGAGCGGAGATAGTTGCGATCATCGTGGCCATCATTGTCGCACTCATGTTGTATTTTGGGAGCAGACAGGCATTCTGATGCTATTATTTTTGTCATGATACATTAAATGTTTGCCACCACATTGTGTGAATTCAGGAACAAAGCAGACCAGAAATTATACTATCTAGCAAACGACCAAGGAGATCTTGCTACATGCTTAACAGCTCCAATACTGTCTACCGAAAAACCGCCGCTTACCAAATCCGGAAAATGCAAATTTCTTAGCACTGGACACATAACTAACATTCCTTGCAAATCAAGCTATGATTCAAAGAATAATTTAAAGTCTTTTCCAGTGTCTACAGATGAGTTAGCGAATATTGATACATTGCGATACCAATTCGCAGTATCTCGGATGTCTGACAATATGCAAATACAAGGAATTATGAACAATTATATAAATGATAGCAATCAGCAACAGGCAATGATAGCAAACCTGATGAGTAGTCCTGTATCAAACAATCTCCTAGATAGACCTGCTGCTCCTGCAAATGCACCCAATGCTTCACCTACAGCGGAACCAAAACCATCCAGTTTTGGGTGGATTATCGAAACCATAATGGCAGCGATAGGGCTCATTGGCTTGTTTTTTAAGACGCTTTACGTATCCATTACATATAATCCAATGAACAATACAATTACGAATACGAATTCGATGACTGGTTCTCAAAGTATCAATCTAACCGTCAATACAGATGGGAAAGTTCCCAATGCGACACTTGACACAAACCATGAAACTGCAACCGCGACAAAAAATGCTTCTCCAACTAGCGCAATTGATGTCGAACGAGCGGCTTTCAAATCCAATTTGACATACACACCCATCCCTGACTTTACACCTAAAGATGCACAACCTGTCCTTCGTGAAAAACGGATGGAGCCTATGGACAGGTTTAAAATGATGTTAGTAGTCATCGCTGTACTTGTTATCATCGCCATCATCATTGGTGGTGTAGCCGAGATCCTCAAATAAACGGACTTAAAGCTTACAGGAATTAAAGAGCAAACAACGATATGGTGAATAACAATTGGCAATCCACTGCAACAACAGCTCTCATTACAGCATCGGCATGCGCCTTGGTAGGCTACCTCCATTGTCGCTGGAATCGGGCGGCAAAAGAGAAGCCAACAGCGTCTGGCGTCGATCAATTCTTGGAAGTTTGCAGGCAGGCTAGGTACATGATGCAGCTGCCGTTTGTGCACTCTGCGGTTTTGTTAGAAAATCATAACGCATTCCAGTTTTCAGCTCTTAAGCTAGATTATTCGACTAGTGTCGTATTAACAGTTGATCGATCAAACACTGCTATAATCGTAGTGAAAGGCGGCGACGCGCGGCGTTTCTCGTATCTGGAAAACAGACTTCCGTGGTCTGAAATAGAGGCATGGATCCTATCAAACGACGATGCATCAGAAGAAGTCGGGACCCAAACGTCTATCGATTCGGAACCGCCGACTCTCAAACTCCCAATTTTATCTTTACCATTAGATTAAAGAGCGAGGCATGCACCCTATTCTGACGATTATTCAGATAGCCGTCGCCTATGTTTTTTGCTTATACCTCATCTACGCCGGGTTATGCATGACTTTCTCTGTTCGCAAACCCATCACATATACCAATGTTTCATCGACATTGCACACAGAGTATACCGGCGAACGCTTTGCAGGCGCATGTATTGCATTTGTAGGGTTCATCGCGTTGTATGCTGTGTACAAAATGGGCTGAAAGAAAACCTAATAACATTACAAGAAGAGAAGAAAGCACCCTGTTACAATGAAAGTTCTCGTTACCATTCTCACAAGCTCGGATCTAGAAATCCTCGACCTAACATTTCAGACTGTATCGCGCCAACTCATTTCGGAATCGCGCGTGACCTTCCACCCTCTAGTGATCGTCAATACAAAAAAAGAGGGGTATGCAGACCTCGTGCGCGAACGTCTGCTCGAAAAATACCAGTTCACAAACGTGATTGAGACAACGTCGAATGGCAAACCGGGAAAAGGACACAACAGTGCGTTCTATTATTTCGTGACTCACCCAGAATACGACTGGCATTTCCCTATGGACGGCGACGACATCTTGTTCCCGACAACATTTTGGCAATTGGCAACGCTACTGCTCTCGAACCAGAGCCTTCAGGACGGAGCTTCGCAACCCAAGTTTGATGTGCTCCTATACCTTGGCATGGACCGCGTGGTGTGGGGTTGTGAGCCATGCAATGTGGCGCTGACTCGTGGTGCATCGATGAGGACGGCGTTTGATGAATCTAACCATATGAAAACAGAAGATGTCCTGTCACCTTTCCGGGAGGGGGCGATGATGAACGAGATCGTGGTCCCGGTGCGAATTTGCTTGATGAATCGTCGGGCAACTGAAGTCAAATCACCGCGCATTGCTTGGGATGAGACTGGCCCTGCGCTCGTAGATTACCCGCCATTCCTTGCTGTTTTCGAACACTTCCTCCAGGGGAACTTGCGTGTGGCAGGCACATCTAACCGATTCCTCTACATTTACAACTTGTTAAACCTCAAAAACGTGACGACAACGTTTCACGAAAACGCTCAGAACCAGCAGTCTCTCCAGGCGTCGACGGAAAACTTCCGTCAGGTTCTGGCCCCTTTCAAACGCGCTAAAAAGAACTGGGAGAAACTGAAGACCATTCCGTTCGTGCGGACTGACGATGATGCGCGTTTCTTGAAACATATCCCCTTTAAAGTGGATTTTATTCAGAACACACTCGTAAAGCACTATATGATGCTGCACCTCAAAGATATGGAGCTCGTATACAATGATAAAAATTACGCCGAGTTCATCGACATGGCGCAGGGCCTGTTCGAAAAGTTCCAAGAGCTGGTGACGCCAGAACTTCTCAGCGTCGTGCGCTTGAACCTGGGGGTGTGCTTCTTCAATCAATACAAGTTCCAAGAGGCCATACGTCAGTGGCGAATGGCATTAGCGATTTGCACAGATGAAGGACAAAAGGCCATTCTTCAAAGCAACATCCTAGCTTGTGAGAGGGCACAGGCCGTCAACAAGTCAGAGAATGTTCCATCCGCAGCTTAGTTAGGCTCTGGCAATTTTTAAACATTTTCCTCGGCGGGATTAAAATTTGATTTTTTTCGGTTCATAGTTTATTTCAACCCAAGCAACAAGCAACCAAACAGCAACCGAACAGCAGCAACCATGGTGATGTGCGCAGTCGTCAAGGCGGATGGGATTCCCTGCAAGGCTCATGCCAAGAAGGACCACATCTTCTGTGCGACCCACCTTCGTCAGAAGGAGATCCTGCGGGCCACGCCCGCGGACAAGGTGCGCGACGATGCCAGCATGGCAACCCATGATCTGTCTTCGGATGAGTCGGATGTGGTGACAAAGCAGCTCCCTGTGGTCAGTCACAACAATCCCTTGTTCGAGACAGGTGCCGAGTCAAGTGTCGTTGTGACGTCGAACCTGGATGCACTGGCGGCTCAGGTCTCTGACTTGCAGGAGATGATGGCAAGCATCATGGTCGGTAAGTTCAAGACGACTGGCACGAAGCCGAAGAAGATCACAGAGAAGATGCTCCTGCGCAAGGCCAAGTTCATGTTCTACCACGACAACAAGACGCACGCGGACATCCTGGGTGAGATCGTGCCTCGCCTCGAGAGAGCCGGTCTGCTGTTCAAGCGCAAGATCGTCGTGGATGGCGTGGAGAAGTTCAAGGACATCGTCCCCTGGCAGATGGTTAAGGAGGGCACTGACTCGCTGTTCGAGACTCTCCCCGACGAGTCGAAGGAGCTCTACATCGAGAAGGCGCGCTTTATCTTGACTAACGCCTGATGAGGATAATGCACCAAAACAAAAAAACCAAAAAAAGAATAAATAAATATTTTATTATGGTGGGTGCGCGGCGCGCCATCAATCTATCCAGCCGCACTCTCTTTGTGCATTGTTGAATTTGAGAAGATCCAATAAAGACAATCGCAAATCTTTTACAGAACTTTCTGGAAAATATATTGTCATCTGCCCTTTGCGTAACACAGCTGATGCGGCTGATGCATCTCGCATGTCTTGAGGAGATACATAGCCGTCTTCGTCTTTATCGGCAAAGACAAACAGTCGAGTAATTGTGTGAATATCACCATGCGATAAATGTTGGAACATGCGCATGTTTGCATGTTTTACCATCAGAAACTATTATCATACCTCGTAATTACTTGCGAGAGACTTTCTTAGCAGCTGCTTTCACAGCCTTTTTGGCGGCCTTCAACAACGATTTTGAGCGTTTTCCCTTCGAACGCTTCCCACCGATCCACGAGGAAGAAGTTGTAGAGACTGCAGGAGTTGTAGAGACTGCAGGAGTTGTAGAAGCTGCGGGAGGTGCAGAAGCTGCGGGAGGTGCGGAAGCTGCGGGAGGTGCGGAAGCTGCGGGAGGTGCGGAAGCTGCGGGAGGTGCAGAAGCTGCAGAATCTGCAGGCGCTGCCGCAGGTCCTCCGCTAGCTAGACGATAGATCAAATAAATGATCGCAACAATGCCTACGACAATCAGACCCACAATCACGTACGATTGCCACGACCAAGATGATGACTGTGGAGGCTGTGTGGTGGTTGCGTTGAGAACAACGGTGGGCATGGTCGTCGCTAATGTTACCGGTGAAGACACAGTTTGGGTCTTGTTATCTTGAGTGGAAGCAACAGGGGTAGCCATCGAGCTTTTATAATACATAAACAAAAAAAGTTACGGGAACACTGAAATTTGAGCATCATTGGCTTCTTTTGTTTGTAACGTAATCAAATAAAACCTGTCGAAGTAGAGCTTGCTCTGCATAGATGAAAAGCCTTTATTCTTTAAACGCGACCGCAATTCAGATAAAGAAGTCGAGCCGGCATCTACTAATATGAAATTAGATTGACTGCCTTCGATCACCTTGACCTTTTTTGCACCGAGCTCACGAGCAACTCGGGCGCGCTCTTTTGAATTGAAATCGAAAACACGCTTGTGATATTCAGCATCACCCAAAGTGCTGAGAGCAGCGTCGATCACATAATTACTTAAGAAAGGGTTAGTGTTGTATTTGCTGAATGCTTTTTTCAATATTGTGTTGCTAAGTGTGTATGAAACGCGCATCGATGCAAGGCCATAAAATTTCGATAAGGACCGTGTTATAACCACATTATGACGATCCAATAATTTTACCGCGTCAAAGGATCCCTCTTCAGCATACTCAAGATAGCATTGATCGATAACGCAAACGACGTGCTTGGGCAAAGCGTCTACAAATTCGACCACGGCATCTTCTTTAAGGCACCGCCCAGTTGGGAAGACAGGACTAGTTAGATATACCATGGAAATAACAGAAGCTTTGTCAGCAATCTCCTTCGACAGAGTTTTTAGATGTTGATCTTCTTTTGTGGGTTTGTAAGGTATAGCAACCAGATCATATCCGCGTGTGCGCATGTGCTCCTCAAAGAGTTCCCACCCAGGAGCTCCATAAATGATGCTAGATCCTGGCTTTGCACAAACAGAGGCGATCGTTTCGATTGCAGCTAGAGTGCCAGGAAATACACATACCTGATCATCGTCAACATCATTGATTTCGGATAGCTTTCTTATGAGTTTGTCTTCTTCGTCTTTTGAAGGATAGTCGCTGGTTCCTTCAAGTTTTACTAAAGGTGATGAGCCGATAGGATTCGTTCCGTCTAATGGCTGAAGTTCATCTGTCATAGAAGCGATGTCTTCCGGATCTGGTCCATTTGGCATGAGCTCTTTGGCGGCTGTCGCTGTCTTATCAGCTGTCGCTGGCTTATCAGCTGTTGCTGTCTTATCAGCTGTCGCTGGCTTATCAGCTGTTGCTGTCTTATCAGCTGTCGCTGGCTTATCAGCTGTTGCTGTCTTATCAGCTGTCGCTGTCTTATCATCTGTTGCTGTCGTAGCAGTAGTTACTGCTTTCAACAAATCTCCAGTTGCATTTATAGTCTTTATCGCTGCATGCTTGTCCGAGGCCATCTTCAAAATATCATTCATGCTCTTTTTATTCCGCAACGCGCTGCCAGGCTGTTCAAAACCTTCGACAGTCGCATATGAACCTACTGCGGTAGCGCATATGCAAACAAGCGTCAATATTAACAACAATAGGTATGCTGAATTCATGTTATAATTCATACATATTAAAAATAACCCGTGTTTGCTGCCACTTACCGATTATGCTCTAGATAAGTGAGAAGCTAACTGCTTAACCAAATGCTTCCCTCCTTTCGTCACATTTCCTCGCAATAATTCATCGACACATGCACCATTGTCTTGACTTGGATGCAATAAATCAAGCATCTTCACTGCGTCGTGGTTAAGATTCATGTTCATAGGTGCAAACATCAGGAGCCTTCCAGTAGATTCAGCCAACAATCTCGCAAATGTGCAGTGCGCCTTAGAGTCTAACACCTTTGAAACTTCGTCTATGATAACCAGAGTCTTGTTGAATGGATTACTGCCGTTCTTCTTCAGCAATTCATTGTACATTGTAGTCTTCTTTAAAAGCATGTTTTTAAACTGCGTGTGTGTAATTGGCTTCATCCATGATCCAGATGAAGTTTTCGTAGCCTGGATTTTATGATGAGTCACCCATAAAATTGTGTACCCTGCTTTTTCCCAGAAAGGGGCGGTCTTATTAATAATGGTGAGTTTTGCAATGTCTGACTCATCGTCGTATAATACTATCGTCCCCTTTTTTGAACTCGAAGGTTTGAATAAGCGCGCAGCACCTCCACTAAAGGCAGATGCTGGTGCTGACACTGGCGCTGACACTGGCACTGACATTGGCGCTGACACTGGCACTGACATTGGCGCTGACACTGGTGCTGACACTGGTGCAAACACTGGTGCTGACACTGGTGCTGACACTGGTGCTGACACTGGTGCTGACACTGGATTTGCACCCGCTTCCATTGCGCTCTGTAAATTGCGCTGCATGACTATCGCATCTCGCAAAGCAACCTCTGCCGGACTTTCGTTAAACAACCCATTGTCTCCTTGGCCGCCAACCAATAATGCCTTTGCGTTCTTTCTCGTCATCTTTATACCTTATTGTAGACATATTTTATGGAGTGATACTCCCTACAATAATGCCCTTATTGATATATGTTATACTGTTATTATTTAGTGCTATAGCTGCGCCTCCGGATCCACCTGCACCACCGCGGATTGCTGCACTTCCACCTGTTGCATACATGCCACCCGGTCCACCCGTTGTCATTGGCTGGACAGTTTCGTTTATGATTTTATTATTGACTGGAATAATCATGCCACCTTGACCATTTCCACCTACATCTTGATCGATGCCTCCGCCACCGCCACCACCACCACCCGCAATCGTGCCATTATTGGTGAGTTTAATGGGAAGAGAGATAGAAAGGGCAACACCTCCATTGCCTCCATTTTTCGTAGGCTGTCCTCCCATACCAGATGCACCGATAATCTTTGATGCAGATACAATCGACACTACAGACCCAACCGGCAATGACCCGGTACTCAATGCAGGTTTTGTAGGATCAGAACTGGACACTGGGCACATAACCGAAACACTTAATGAAACTGGGGTAATCCCATCCCATGCAACACCTGGAGTGCGTGTAATGTAAGTGTAATTTTTAGTAAGCGCATCACTCAAGACAATGTTCATGACGGGCTTTACTATGTTTGCAGACGGAGATGGATTATTCAGAGCAGCAGACGCATTTCCAGAAACACCATTGTCGCTACTCGATGGAGAGTATATGATGAGCGAATATGTGGTCATGGACGATGAATTAACAAGAGGCAATGTTGCATCTCTGTTCAATGTTGAGAAGCCAGGGTATGCAGCAATAATTAAATTATATTCGTCGATGGCTTGTGCATATTGGTAAAGATACGTTTGATTGTATGCTGTTAATGTATCGCTCATAATCAAGACAGCTCCTTGTGAAATAGTTCCCGCGTTGTATTGAATAATAATGTTGTTGTACTTCATTGCATACGCATTGTAATAATTGGTAATACGTGCAATGCAATTGGAAAACGCTTTGGTAACTGCTGTATTGTCTGGAACAGATGAAGGTGGTTTACTTGGGAATGTTTGAGGTTGGATCATGTCTGAGAATGGAGATGCAGTTGGTGCAGGTGATAGTGCAGACATTGGCGCAGGTGATAGTGCAGACATTGATGTAATAGATATCATAGCACCACTTGGTACATTGTTGGTCATGCGGACAGGTGCCATTGCGGTTGCATACATACTTGAAGAAGTAGGTGGAGCAGCCGACACTGGTGATTTATATAATTCAGGAGGATATGCGAATTGTGGATTTGTAGAAAGAGATATGTATCCATATGGAATCGCATGCTTATTATAGTTGTTGATCAGGTCTTTGAATTTATCATTAAATGAAAGTTCTTTATCTCCTACGCTCTTAACATAGGTGAATTTAGCTCCTACATCAGACGTGTTTGCAAATTGCGTTTGAGTGCTGTTGTAGAAATTTAGATAGTTATTATAATTTTCTGAGATCGACGTCAACAACGTTGAATATAAATTATCTACATATCCCTTAACATCTGATTCCACCTTTGTCTTTGATGGAAGAGGTGCATATGGTGGCAAATTTGGCAACGGAAATGTTTCAGGATACATTGTCAATTTGACCATTGCTGGTGAAGGTGCAAGAGGTGTACCTGCAGGCGCTGCTGCAGTTGGTGCTACAATAGGTGGCAACATGGCGGACCTATAAGGCATGGGAACATACGTATATGTTGCTCTTGTAGGCTGTTTATCAATAAGTCCATTCACTTGTTTTTCAATAGACTTGGTTGCCATAGTCATGCTGTTCAATGTAGTTTGAATATATTGATCATCCGTTTTGAGATTGTTCACCATAGTAGCTGTAGGTTTTACGAATGAACTCGTATCATTGACATCTTTGATTTCAGCTTGAATAGTTTTGAGTCGTGTGTTGGTGTCATGTGAGTATTTTTTAGACATGCGGATTGCTGCAGAAGGTTCTATAGCTACGCTTATCTGATCAACTGATTGACTTACATCGGCTGCTGCGACTTCTATATCTCTTATCTTCGTGCTTTCAATAGAGACGACATACAATATAGCGATTATAAGAATAATGTTGAGAACTGATACCGCTCCCATTTGCTCAATATTATCAGTAAAGAAGATTTTAAGTCCAGAATTTTATCGTTGTATGTTTTATTACTTTGCAAGTATACCTGTAGGCGCTCTAGCAGTAGGAGCAAGAGCAGCTACTGGGACTCGCACCGCCGCCATTGTAGGCGCTTGAACCGCCGCCATTGTAGGCGCTTGAACCGCTCTCATCTGAGGCAATGTTCCAGCCGAGGTTGGTGTAGCTGCGTTGTATGGAACAGGGGAGTTGGATACTGTTCCAGAAACGTTAACACAATTTCCCAATCCGTTTATCTGAGACTGCGCAAAAGCAATGCGATCGGAAAGCGCTGCGATTTGTAATAATGCATCTTGATCATCAGCTGCTACAATGTTCAGATCATTCATAATCTGAGGAATCATGGCGTTATTATTATTTATAGTTTGAATTTGTGATTGTACATTGTCAAGTGAAGCATTCGTTGCACTAGACATTGCATTTATCTGTTTTTTAAGAGCATCATTGGGATTACTCTGCCAACCAGCTACGGTTTCATTGGTACCTCTTTGACTTGATTCTAGTGTTGTAACTCGTACGTTTTGTATCATGACCACTACAATTAAAAAGATTATCAAAAACACATTGATGATTTCGATAAGGTCTATATCCATGTTATAATATAGAAACAAAAAACGACGGGAACTAATGAACACGGACAGATGCAGAAGGAACTCGTGCTTGAACCGAACCTTGAGATAAAGAGGTGTTCAGGTTTTGAGCAATGCCTTGCACTGCAGAATTGGCCTGTGATTGAAGGCTGTTCTTTACAGGAGCAAAGCTGCCTAGTGTTTGTGAAATGCCTTGCACTGCAGAATTGGCCTGTGATTGAAGGCTGTTCTTTACAGGAGCAAAGCTGCCTAGTGTTTGTGAAATGCCTTGTACTGCAGAATTGGCCTGTGATTGAAGGCTGTTCTTTACAGGAGCAAAGACTTGTGTTTTTGCAGATTGCGAAGGGGCAAACGCGAGTGGTTTAGACGCTAAGATTGGTGATTTTGCAGATTGCGAAGGAGCAAACGCGAGTGGTTTAGACGCTAAGATTGGTGATTTTGCAGATTGCGAAGGAGCAAACGCGAGTGGT